TGTAAAAATTGCTACCGTAATGTTGGCGCGGCACCGTTGGAGTCGAACCAACCAGTGCACTATTTGATAGATGTTTTAGTCTATCTCACCGACCCGCTCGGCTTGTGCCGCGCCATATTTGACAAAGAGCAATTTTTATTTCTTACAACGTCCCGGCGCACACCGGAAGTTTCCAATTTACGGTTGCGCCTGTTGTGCGATGGCCTGCCGATTTTCCACAGCTTTCTGCCGCCGCTTGAATTTGTCGCATGTCCAAAACGCTTCCTGTAATGTATCCCACCCAAACTTTTCAGGCGGTATACTTGGATGATGGCAATGACAATGCGGTATACCACTATCACCCAGCTTGAAAAGCTCGCCATGATATTCACAACTGCAACACGGATTTTTCATTTTGTTTCCCTCTTGCGGCGGCCTACAAATTCCAAGAATCGGCAGGCTTTCGCACAACTCCCCATTATGTGCCATAGGCAATATCTACCCATGGTACAAAATCACGATTAGAACGGTAATACCTCTGCCGCATCTGTACCACGGATGAAATCAAGGATAATATTTTTACGTTTCCCCTGATACTCATCCTGACCAACAAGGACGCTGCACGTTTTGCCGACAAACGATTCTGCCCCGATGTGGCCTGCCTCGTACTCCTGCTGGCCGATCATCGCCACGATTGCGTGTTTCCAGAGTTTCGCATAATTCGGCGTAATAAAACACCACACCTCGCGCGGTATCTCGTCCGCACCATTATACACATCCAGCACGAGCTTTATCGACTCTTTCCCACTCTCCTTGCCGATGTGGTCATACGCTTCCCTGACCTCGGCTTTGCACTTGGTTCCCTCCGGTATGAGGTTTGCGCTTTCAATTTCCTCGTCTGTCATAGGCTTGTAGTTCATTTACTTCTCTCCTTTGATTTTGGCGTTGAAATACTTTATTGTTTTTTCCGCTTGCTCTTCGCTTAATTCTTTCCACGAATCCGCGCGCGCACGGTTAAGAATCTTCTCAGTCTCAGCCTCACTCACCTTCAGCAGTTCAACAAGCCGCTCGATCTCGGCAATCTGTTTAGCCGACGCAAGCGTGATAGGTGCGGTAGCCCGCTCTATCGCGTCAAAACCGTATCGAGTTGCGTATTCCGCGTACTCAAGTGGAAACGTATCGCCGAGCTGGAAACCTTCAAGGCGCGATTTCGTCACAATCGCAGTAGCAGGATAAATCTTGCCCTGTCTGATGACGCGCAGGGATAGGTCAAGCTCGTATGTCAATTTGTCCCAAATGTCGGACATCTTGCCGATTTCTTCCCTCTGGCCGCTTTTCGGATTCACGCCCCACTCGTTGGTTTCATGAGCGCAGAAAATCACATTCATATCCAATCTCATTATCCAGTTCACGAGCCGCCGCATACCGGCAATGGCGGGTTTTTTCGACGCGCCGAACGCATCCTTGTCACCGAGCCGCTCCACCTCGTTCGCAATTGCAGTCTGGTAGAGTTTTGTGATTGAGTCGATGATAAGAGTGCTGTACTCGTGTTTTTCAGTGGCGAGCGCTTGGATCTGGCCTATGACCTCGCCAAAGTCAAGCGCGCCCTCGGCCTGTCCCATGTACACTCCGCCCACCTCTGTGAGCCGCTTGCGGTAGTGCTCGAGCTGCGCCCCGCCCTCTGTGTCGATGAAATACGGGCGGGGAAACGTGAGAGAGAACCACGTCTTTCCTACTCCGCTCGCACCAAAAATCAGGCACTTTGTTTTGCCTTGCGGTACTACCTCTGGAGCTTTGGCCTTTAGCTTGGACATGCAGACCTCCTGCGGTGGGATTGTGCGCCTCTTCAAGGTGGACGCTTGCCTTATATTCAAGTCTCAATATAACAAATAAAATAAAGAAAGTCAATAGGAATATTAAAATAAACTAATCTGCTCGTTTTGTCTGTATGTCATATCATTCTCGGCGTGTTCAAGATTTTTTATAGCTTGCCTATAATAACTTGTTTTAAGTTCAACTCCGATACCTTTTCTTCCCTGTATCACAGCGCCGTAAACCTCTGATCCTACTCCCATAAATGGCGTAAAAACATTTTCTCCGGGATTAGAGCGCAACATAACGCATCTATCAATAATATCCAGCTGCAGCGGATGAACATGCTTTTCGTCGTCAGGGTCTTTGCAATCTTGGAATGGTAATACTCGCGCCATATTAATATCATCCCATATCGAAGAAGCATATCTGCGCCATATCATATGCGACCATTTATTTAATTTCTGATCGCCTTCCATGTTTTTAAATTGTTCGTATTCTTTTTCTATCGGGCTTTCCCCGGCATAGTATTCAAATCCTGCAGGATGAGCTATCGGTATTTTGTTTTCTCCTTTTTTTCTGAATATCAATAGATAATCTGCGCTCGCAACACCACAATAAGCGGCATCGTTAACTATCGTGCTATGAGAAAGATTTTTTGTCATTGTTCTGTTTCTTACCCATAACGGCTCTTTCCATATTGTATGACGCGCAATAAATCTCCATCCACATTTTTCATGTAGTTTAATAATATCACCCGGAAAATCTATTAGCGAATCATCCCCAGTATTGCTTGTTGGTATGTCGGTACAATGCACCGCTGTTATCCTGCCCTTATGTGTTATCCTGTTCAATTCAGATACTACGAATGAATAGTGTTCAAAAAAATCATCATATCCATCGGCATTAGACAAGTCACGATCATTGCTTGAATAGTGGTATAGGCCGCCGAACGGTGGAGAATAGATAGATAAATGGATTTTATCTTCTGGCATTGATTCCATAAGTTCTATACAATCCCCATTATAAAGCGCGGAGTTTTCTGTGATTTTCTGATCGATTATAGCCATGATGGTATCTTCTCTTTCTTGGTAAATCTGTTAATTTTTTTGAATGATATTGAATTGTTCATCTCATTTACAAGATTGTCAAACATCTTTGCGGCAGCTACATTTTTTCTCTGCAAATTATTCATTATCTTTTTTTCGCCCTCGGTTAATACAATGTCAACTATTACATCTTTTTTCTGACCGAATCGCCAGCATCTACGCACCGCTTGATAATATTGTTCGTATGAATGTGAGGGGAAATATGTTATATGGCTACAATTTTGCCAGTTCATACCCCACGCGCCTATTTTTGGTTTAGTAATAAGCCGTTTAATTTCACCATTTGCAAATCCGATGAACGCCTTTTCTTTTTTATCATCAGAATCAGAACCTGATATTTGAATAGAATCAGGGATAATTTTTTCAAGGTAATCGCCTTCGTCATTAAGCTGACACCATATAACGCTTTGATCGTTGTGTGTTGAAATAATATCAAGGATTATTTCGCACCGTTCTTTTATTGTTCTCTTTTTTTCTTCTCTTTGTTCCGGCAAATTTCGTGCTGGAATATTTATAAAAAATCCATCAGGCAATGATTTTGCCTCAATACAGGTTTCATTTTCTATCAATTCTGGCAATATAAATTTGTCATCATTAAAACCTAAATCGCTCGGCTTTCTGCACGCTCTTGCCCACGATGTAACCCATCTCCAAAAAGGAATTTCGGCATGACCTTTAAATCTCCATTTTGGCGCTTCTCCGAATAATCTTCGTAATCCAGAATTATTATTGTCATTCTTGAAATATTTATTCAGCATATCCATAAAACCAAGATTTCCTAGCGCTTCACTTGATGTCCCGAGTTCTATATAATCATTAGGTGCTGCTGTTGCTGTTGCGAGTAATCTGTATTGGATTTTTCTCATAAATTGAGTTATCTCTATTTTTCTTGATCCGTCAAAAGATTTTAATATGCTTGACTCATCGCATATGATACCTGAAAAATCAGATGGATTAAAAAAATGTAATTACTCATAATTTGTAATTACTATCTTTTCTTTTATTTCTCCCTTGATAGAACGATAGCAATTCATACCAAATTTTTCAGACTCGCGCAATGTCTGCGCTGATACTGCAAGAGGGGCAAGTAGTAATACTGGTTTATTTGTTTTTCTCGATACATTTTCAGCCCATACTAATTGCATGGGTGTCTTTCCAAGACCGCAATCGGCAAAAATAGCAGCGCGCCCTTTTCTTATTGCCCATTCAACAAGCGATTTCTGAAAATCAAAAAGAAAATCAGGCATCCATATAGGATTAAAACCTGAATCAGCACCGCATTGCTCTTTTGTCTTTAGATAGTCAATGTAATCCATACTTCCCCTCTATCATGTCAAAAGGTTACGCAATAGGTCAGGACACCAGCCGCACACCAATATACTACCATTCGCCAATCTCCTGTTTTTATTGCCACTGGCAGATATCCACATGCCGCACAGATGTCTAGGATGATAAGAATTGTCGGGAATATTTTATGTGATGGTATCATAGTATAAAAAACATCCGGCTCGCGCTGAATCAGGCGGAAACGACGCGATACGCCAGTGGTGGCTACCGGATGTATATGTTTTCTGTGTGAATCGCCTGATTCATAATTTACAAGATAATATTAGTTTTTATTAAAGTCAATAGTTTTTTCTTAATTCTTTTGCTTGCTTCAATATTTTTATTTTTTCCCTATGATTTTCAGGGTATGACTCGGCTATTTTCTCACACATTTCAGCGCGTTCCTGGTTAGTCATCTCGTCCCATGTACGGTTTGTTGCTCTCATCTATCCCACGTTCCTTTCCTATGGCATACCCTAGCGTATAAAACAATCCGCACAGGATTGCTGCTATTATCGCGGCTATCATATACACACCACCTTAATGGTTTTGAGGTTTATTTGTTCTTGTATCCATGAACATGGTGCGCTTATAAACAGTCCTGCGGCATTTGAGATACACCATGCCGCGCTTTATGAATATTATCTTGAGTTCTCCAATGCGCCAGTAGTGGAGTATGGTTCCTATCTTGAAGGTCATCGTTGTCAAGTTGCAATCTCCTCTATAAATTTTCTATAATCATTCACCAGCATGTACGTCCCTCC